TTTATACTCAAACCACTAGCGATACGACTTTAATTATTAATACTGCATTTGATGTTGTATTAACTCTTTTAAATGCTGCATCATATTATGGTAATACTCTTTGGATTAAAAACCCTAATGGAGTAACCATTACAAGTGCATCTTCTAATGTAGTGCCTTTTGGTACAACAACAGCAGGTACAGCAATTTTAGAAGCAGTTGTTGGTACTTCTTGCCTATTGCAATCCGATGGAACACATTGGAATGTAATTTCTACATCTTTTCAGCCAAGTGGATTTTAAATGGGTATCCTATTATTTGCTAATCAGGCACAGACAACTCTTGCTCTACCTGTAGCAAGTACAGATACAGTCATTTATGTTGCTGCTGGTACTGGATCATATTTTCCTGCCCCATCTGCAAATCAAGCAGTTACTATTACCCTTGTAAACTCTACCAGCAATTTAATTGTTGAGATTATTTCTTGTACTAGCATTACTGGTGATGCTTTAACAGTCGTAAGGGGTCAAGAAGGTACTATTGCTAGAGCATGGAATCGAGGTGATTTTGTTACCAACTTAATGACTGCTGGTACTGCAAATTCATTTTCTCAAATTTATGGCTTAAATAATGCCTTGTATTCACCGCATTTTGCCAATACTTTAACCGATTCAGGTCAAGTTATTGCTGTCCCTGTCAATCCTACTGATTTGGTTAACAAGCAATATGCTGATTCTATTTCTACAGGCGCAGCTAAATATGAGTGTCAATGTGCCACTACAGGTGACATTACCCTTTCTGGGCTACAAACTATTGATGGATATACCACTTTAGCTGGTGATCGAGTTGTAGTAAGAGCACAAGCCAACCCTGCTTACAATGGTATTTGGGTTGCTTCTACAACTGCTTGGGCTAGAGCAGCCGACATGGAAGCCTGGGTACAAATACCAGGTGCAACTACTTTTGTACAAAATGGCACTTTATATGCCAAAACTGGTTGGGTAGCCATTGTTCCTGAAACTGGCACAATTGATGTTACTCCTATTACTTGGACACAAATTTCTGGTCAAGGCACTTATAGTGCTGGCACAGGGTTAACCCTTACTGGCACTCAATTTAGCATTACCAATACTGGTGTTACAGCAGGGTCTTATGGTACTGCTGCCAATGTGCCAACTTTAGTTTTAAATGCCCAGGGACAAGTTACTAGCGCAAGCAATACATCAATTAGCATTGCACCTAGTCAAATCAACGCAACTATCCCCAATAGCGGATTAACTAATTCATCTATTACTATTGGATCAACAAGTGTTTCATTAGGGTCTACACTAACTACTTTGATTGGCACTTCCATTAGTGGCTCTACCAATACTTTAACTTCAATCCCTAATAGTGCATTAGTCAATAATTCAATCACTATTAATGGTAATGCAGTTGCATTGGGTGGCAGCACTACAGTCACCGCAGTTACTCCTAATGCTTTGACTATCGGTACAGGGTTATCTGGTGGCTCATTTAATGGCTCTAGCGCAGTTACTATTGCTCTGGCTAATACCGCAGTCACCGCAGGTTCTTATGGCTCTGCTGGCTCTGTAGCGACTTTTACTGTTAATGCCCAGGGTCAACTTACCGCAGCCAATACAACTTCTATTGCAATTAGCAATACTCAGGTATCTGGTTTAGGCACTATGTCTACCCAAAATGCCAATAATGTGGCTATAACTGGTGGAACAATTCAAGGTGTAGGACTAACTATAGATAGTTTAGATAATACCCCTATAGGCTCTACAACTCCTTCTACAGCCAAATTTACAACTTTATCTGCCAATAGTACTGTCACTTTAGGAAACTATACTGGCTATGTTTATGCCAATGGTTCTAGTGCAATTACCGCATCTACAACCATTCCTACTACTGCTCTTAGTGGTACAGTTACTAATGCTCAACTAGCAAATTCTTCTATCACTATTAATGGTGATTTAGTAAATCTTGGTGGTTCTGTAACAGTAACTGCCGATCTTCCAAATAGCCTTACTTTTAATAATAGTGGGTCTGGGGCATCTTCTCCTGTAGTTTTTAATGGTGCAACTGCTTATACCATTTCTTACAATACTTTAGGTGCTTCTCCTTTGGCTGGATCAACCAGCTTAACTACTACTGGAAATATCACTACAGGTACTTGGTCTGGTCTTTTCGGTGCGGTTTCAGGCGCAAATTTAACCAATTTAACTGCTGGTAATCTTACTGGCACTATTCCTTCGACAGTTTTAGGAAATTCGACTGTCTATATTGGAACAACCGCAGTAGCTTTAAATCGTGCTTCTGCAACTTTGGCTTTAACTGGAATTACCATACCGACTCTAACTATTGGAACTGGTCTTTCTGGAACTTCCTATAATGGTTCTACTGCTACCACCATTGCTTTAGCAAATACCGCAGTCACCGCAGGAAGTTATGGTTCAGCTTCAAATACCTTGGAAGCAACTGTCAATGGTCAAGGGCAATTAACTGCCCTTAGTTCAGTAGCAATTAGCATTGCTCCAAGCCAAATTAATGCCACTATTCCTAATTCTGGATTAACAAACTCTAGTATCACCATTAATGGTAATGCGGTTAGTCTTGGCGGTTCTACTACAGTCACCGCAAACACCCCTAATGCCCTTACGATTGGCACAGGTCTTTCTGGAACAAGTTTTAATGGATCATCCCCAGTAACAATTGCCATTTCTAATTCTGGTGTTACTTCTGGAACTTATGGTAATGCTTCCACCATTCCAGTTATTACTGTCAACAGTCAAGGTCAAATTACTTCAGTAAGCACTCAGCCTACCAATGCTCCTGCTTATCAAGGAACATGGAATGCTTCAACTAATAACCCAACTTTGACTTCTTCGGTTGGAACTCAAGGTTATTACTATGTAGTTTCTACTGCTGGTAATACTACTTTAAATGGTGTTTCCGATTGGAATATTGGCGATTGGGCAATATTTAGTGGTGGTGCATGGGAAAAAATACCTGGATCAAATACAGAATCGTTCACCAATTTAACCACTACCAATTTGGCGGTTACTGGTCTTACTGGCTATATGTATGCCAATAACACTACTGGTAATGTAACTGCTTCAACCACAATTCCAACTACTGCATTAAGCGGAACAATTACTAATGCTCAATTAGCGAATTCAACCATATCAGGGATTTCCCTAGGTAGCAACTTGGCTACATTGACTATTGGAACAAGCCTTTCTGGTACTTCATACAATGGTGGAAGTGCAGTAACTATTGCCCTGGCATCTAGCGGTGTTACTGCTGGTTCTTATGGATCGGCTAGTACTGTACCAACTTATACAGTAAATGCTCAAGGTCAACTTACAGCAGCTTCAAATACTACTATTAGTATTGCTCCTAATCAGATTAATGCAACCATTCCTAATAGTGGGTTGACCTATAGTTCAATCACCATTAATGGAAATGCGGTCAGTTTAGGTGGATCAACTACTGTAACTGCTGATACCCCAAATGCTTTAACCATTGGAACTGGATTATCTGGAACATCTTTTAATGGTAGTTCTCCAGTAACCATTTCTATTTCAAATACTACTGTAACTTCTGGAAGTTATGGATCAGCCACTCAATCTGGCACATTTACAGTAAATGCTCAAGGTCAATTGACCGCAGCTTCTAATGTCACTATCACCCCAGCAGTTACTTCGATTACTGGATTGGGTATTGGAATGGCTACTTTCTTAGCCACTCCAACAAGTGCAAACTTGGCTGCTACTGTAACCGATGAAACTGGTACTGGTTCTTTAGTATTTGCCAATACTCCAACTTTAGTTACCCCAATTTTGGGAACTCCTACTTCTGGCACTTTGACCAATTGCTCTGGACTTCCTTTAAGTACTGGGGTTACTGGTACTTTATCAGTAGGAAATGGCGGTACAGGAGTAACTTCTTCAAGCGGTGCTAATTCTGTAGTTTTAAGAGATAGCAATCAAAATGTATTTGCTAATAATTTCATACCAAATACAACATTTACAGCATCATCATCAACACCTGTTAATTTAACTGTTTCATCTGCTCAATATCAAGTAGTAACAGGCACAACTACTTCTCAAGTATTTAATATGCCTGATGCGACTACTTTGATTGTAGGCGATACTTATTATTTTAATAATAATATTACTTATTCTTCTGTGCAAATTAATGCACATGATGGAACTACATCATTATTAGCATTACAAGCTGGTGGTGCTGCTCATTTAATTCTTTTAAGCAATAGCACTTCTAATGGGACTTGGGATATTCATTCTTATGTGCCAGCTTCAGTTTCATGGGGAAATGCAACTTTAAATTTTAATTCTGCAAGTAGTATTTCAGGCTCTGTATCTTGGCAAGGTAATACTATAGGCATTGGTTATGGTGGTACTGGTATTACTTCTACACCTACCAATGGTCAATTATTGATTGGTAATGGTACTGGTTACACCCTGGCAACCATTACTGCTGGTGCTGGTATCTCAGTCACTAATAGTTCTGGTGGCATCACCATTGCAGTTAATGGTACTGGTGAAGTAACTAGCTTCCAAACTAGCTTATCAGGGCTAACACCTAGCACCGCTACAGGCGGTGCAGTTACCCTGGCAGGTACTCTAGGGGCTGCATCTGGCGGTACTGGAGCAACTACCCTTACTGGATATGTATATGGTAATGGCACTTCAGCCATGACCGCATCAACCACTATTCCTACAAGTGCTTTATCTGGAAACTTTGTAAGCACATTTAGTGCTGGCACTACTGGTCTAACACCCTCTACTGCGACTGCTGGTGCTATCACTTTAAGTGGTACTTTAGTAGTTGGAAATGGTGGTACTGGAGTTGCAACTTTGACAGGCTTGGCTTATGGCAATGGCACTTCTGCTTTTACAGCAGCAACCGCAGCCCAAGTAGTTTCTGTAATAGGTTCTACAGCAGTAACCAATGCTACCAATGCTGCAAACTTAAACCTGGCTGCTGGTTCAGGATCAACAAACTATATTACTTTTGCTTCTTCTGCAACAGGAAATACAGCACAATACACAAATACTGGACTTACTTACAATTACACCAATAATGCTATTACTGGGGGTATCTCAGGTGGCTCTTTTTAAATATAATGGCTAAAAGGAATTAATATGGCTCAAAGCGGATTTACCCCCATCCTCATTTATGGCAGTACTACTACTGGTAATACTCCATCTGCAAGCAATTTAACTACCACTTCACTTGGAGTTGAACTTGCTATTAATGCTACTGATGGCAAATTATTCTATAAAGATAATTCTGGAAATGTTCAAGTTTTAGCTACAAAAGCTACAGGCACTATTGGCGGTTCTAACACCCAAGTCCAATATAACTCTAGCGGTGTATTAGCTGGTTCTGCCAACATGACCTTTAACGGCACTACATTAACTTTAGCTAATGATGCTTCTATATCAGGTCTTACTGTTGG